CCCCTGACCGGCGCGCCGCCCGCAACGGGCTGCCGCTCATCCCCCGCTACGCCTGGCAGGCCCGCGCCTACCCGTGGGCACAGCGCGTCCTGGCCGCCGCCGAGGCGGTCCACGGGCCGCCCGTCCCGTCGTGCATGCGCTGCGCCCGGCCGGTCTACGTCCCCGGGACGGGGGCCTTCCCGCCCGACGGCCTGTGCGACATCTGCCGGACGGCCGCGCCATGACCAGAGAGCAGCTGGAGGCGCTGATCTGGCGGCAGTCGACCGCCCTGACGTGCCCGGTCCCGCAGACCCGCCAGATGGCCATGGGAGTCATCCTCGCCGCCGCCGACGACTACGCCGTCTACTCGGGCGGCATCACCGCCGAGCGCCGCGCGGCACTCGCCACCGCACTCGCCAGCAAGGAGCACCCGTCATGACGTGGCCCGGCTGGCCCACCCTGTGGATCCTCGCTGTCTGCTTCGGCCCGTCGCTGGCTGTCCGGCTCTGGCGCGGCCGGGCCCTCCCGCCGCCCGGGCCCGAGCAGGACCCGCGCATCGAGGCCCTGGCCGACGTCACCGCCGAGCGGATGCGCGCGGTGCCCGGCGTGACCGTCCACCGCTGCGGGTGCATGACATGCCCCCGCTGCGCCGAGCACGCCCAGTGGGCGCGGGAGATGCACGAGCTGATGAGGAGCGACCCCGAGTGACCGCCGCCCTGCGCGAGCGGCTGTACAGCCGCCTCACGCCATGCGAAGACCCAGGCTGCGGCTGTAGCTGCCTGCTCTGGCCAGCGGGGGACGGGGACCGTTACGGGCAGATCTACGCTGACGGGCGCAACCGCCTTGTCCACCGCGTGGCCTGGGAGCTGGACAACGGCCCGGTCCCTGACGGCCTGGTCCTCGACCACGTCAGGGACCGCGGTTGCGTTCACCTGAACTGCGCGAACGTCGCGCACCTGGAGCCGGTGACCCAGCGGGTCAACGTGATGCGCAGCAGCGGGGTGACCGCGGCTAACGCTGCCAAGACGCACTGCCCGAAGAACCACGAGTACACCGGGGCCAACACCTACGTATACCCGGACGGCCGCCGCGAGTGCCGTGAATGCCACCGCGCGAGCAACCGCGAGGCATCTCGCCGCGCCTACGCCCGGAAGAAGGCTGCGGCATGACCGGCCGGCTCGTCGTTCACGGCGACGCGCCGCGCGCGGACTGGCTTGCCGCCAGGCGGCAGGGCGTGACGGCCAGCGAGATTGCCGTCGTCCTCGGCCTGTCGCCGTACGGCTCCCCCTTTGAGCTGTTCCACCGCAAGACCGGGGCGCTGCCGCCATCGCCCCCGGATAACGAGGCGATGGCGCTCGGCCGGTACCTGGAGGACTACGTCGTCCAGCAGTTCGCCGGCCGGCACCCGGACTTCACGGTGACCGGCAACGGGGAGGCGCTGTACGCCCACCCTGACCGGCCCTGGCAGATGGCGTCTCCGGACAGGCTCGTCGAGGACGGCCCGTCATGCGGGATCATCGAGCGAGACGGGGTGTTCCACGTCGAGCCCGTGGCCGTGCTCGAAACCAAGACGTCCGCCACCCATGAGGACTGGGGCGAGGACGGGACCGGCGAGATCCCGGTTCACTACCGCTGCCAGGTGCTGTGGCAGCTCGATGTCATGCAGGTCACCGCGGCTTACGTCGCCTGCCTGTTCCTGCACACCCGCAAGGTCCGCGTCTACCAGCTCGCCATGGACGACGGCGCCCGCGCCGACCTGAAAGTCATGCGGTCCGCCGCGCGCCGGTTCCTCGAGCGAATCGACCACGGCGACGAGCCGGACGTCGACTGGCGGCCCGCGACCACGGGCGCGCTGAAAGCCCTGCACCCGGAGGTGGACGACGGCCGGGAAGTCCTCATCGGCCGGCAGCTCGCCATCTCCTACAGGGCCGCGGTGCGCCGCTTCAAGGACGCCGAGCAGCGCAAGGACGAGATGGCCAACCGGGTGCTCGCCGCCATGGGCACCGCCCAGCACGCCGTCGAGCGCGGCACCCTCGACACCGTCGCGTCGCGCTCAGTCAGCCACCCCCGCCGCGTCAGCGCGACCCTGCTGCGCGAGCGCCACCCCGCCATCGCCGCCGAATGCACCCCGCCCCCCAAGCCCGTCATCAAGCTCACGCCCGCCCGGGCGAAGAAGAGGAAGACATCATGACCGCCCAGACCGTCTCCGCCGCCGTCGCGAACCGCGAGGCCGGCCCCGTCAATCTCATGTGGGCCCGCAAGACCCACTTCGCCGCCGTCCTGCCCGACCACGTCGACGTCAAGGCCTTCCTCGGCACCGCCGCCGGCGCCCTGTACGCCAGCGCGGACCTGATGAAGGCCGCGGAGATGTCCCCGGACACGCTGATCACCGCGCTGATGCGCTGCGCCGCCCTGGGCCACCAGCCCGGCACCGATGAGTTCTACCTGACGCCCCGCAAGGTCAAGGGCCGCCCGACGATCCTGGGCATCGAGGGCTACCGGGGCATCGTCGAGCGGATGTACCGGTCCGGCGCGGTGCAGTCGGTGATCGTCCGCGAGGTCTGCGCGAAGGACCAGTTCCGGTACGTCGAGGGCATCGACGACCGCCCCGTCCACGAGTTCGGCGGCGCCGGCGGCAGCACCGGCGCGGACTTCTTCGGCGCGGCCGGGTCACGGGACCGCGGCCAGATGGTCGGCGTGTACGCCTACGCGATCCTCACCACCGGCGCGGTGTCCCGCGTGGTCATCCTCACCCGCGACGACGTCATGGCGGCCAAGGCGGCCAGCGACAGCCGCGACTCCGACTACAGCCCGTGGAACCGCCTCGACGGCGGGAAGGACCACCCCGAGTTCACCGGCCGCTCCATGTGGTGGAAGACCGCCGCGCGCCGCCTGGAGCCGTGGGTGCCCACGTCGGCGGAGTACCGGCGCGAGCAGCTGCGCGCCGCGGCCGCGGCGAGCGACCTGGCCGGGCCGCCCGCCCCGTCGGGCCCGGCCTACACCGCGCCCGACGGCGACATCCACGAAGCCGAGATCGTCGACGAGTCTGAGCCGCCGGCTGCCCCGCGGCGGGACGCCGGGCGGCCGACCGCGGCGAAGCTGGGGCAGCTCGGCAAGCTCCTGACCCGCGTCAGCCTCGGCGGCCCCGAGGACCGCGGCGTGTTCCTCGCCTGGCAGGCCCGCCGCCCCGACGCGACCGCACCAGAAGCGCTGACCGCCGCCGACGTCGCCGTCGCCGCCGGCACGCTGGAGGCCGCGCTGGAGCAGGCCGGGGGCGACTCCGACGAGGCCGCGTCGCTGATCTGGGCCGCCTACCGCGACGCCCACCCGGTCGCTGAGCCGGCGGACGGCGAGGCCGGCGGTGGCTGAGCCGGAGCCGGACTGGCGGCGGGTCGGCTGGCTCACCGACGCCAGGGGACAGGAGGTGATCGTGGGCACCCGCGGTGACCTGATGACCATCAGCGTCGACAGCGACTCCGTCTTCCTCGACGGCCGCGGCCGTGCCGAGCTGCACGCCCTGTGGATGGCGGCAACGGTCACGATCGACACGTGGAAGGCCGCCCGGCCAGCGGGTGATGACGGTGGCGAGCCGCCAGCGGATGCCGCGGTGCGGGCAGCCTGGCTGCGGGAAGGCCATCCGCCAGTGCATCACCCGGCCGCACGGCACGCCGCCGTGCCCGCCCCGGTGCGAGGGCTGGTTCCACAACGGGTCCAGGTCGCACCGGTGCGGCCCGCAGGGGGACACCGCGTACGCCCGGCCCGCGACGGAGGCCGGCGATGCCTGACACTCCGGTCGTCACCAATCTCGCCGTCGCAGCTGCCGCCCGCGCCATCCTGAGCGCGCAGAATGCCAGCGAGGATGCGCCCGAGCGCGCCGAGGCCACCCTGCTGGCCAGGGTCGCACTCGAAGCCGGCGCATCCGAGATCATCGCTGCCGACCGCGAGCGGATCCGCCAGCAGGCACCCGTCTGCGCGCCGCTCGCGCCCCCGAACGTGCTGTGCATGACGTGCTTCCGGCCCATGTGCCGTTCCTGCGGAGCCTGTGAGTGCCAGGACTACAGCGAGAGCCTGTGCCATGCCTAGCCCCGCGCCCATCTCGCCGCTGCACGCCGTGCCCTGCCGGGGGGAGCACTGCACCGCCCTGGTGTGGATGAAGCACGTCCTGCCGCCCGCCGGCGGGAAGCTCCTGCGCATCCCGCTGGAGGCCGCCCCGTCCGACGCCGGCACCGTCGCCGCCCGGCCGTACTCGAGCGAGCCCGGCCGGTTCCTCGCCCGCGGTGAGGAGCCGGCCGAGGGCGAGCAGCGGTGGCGCAACCACTTCGACCACTGCCCCGACGCCGCCGGGTTCCGCCGCAGGGCCGCCCTCGCCGGCATCGCCGCTGACAGCCGGCAGCACCGCCGACGCCCGCCCGCCGTCCGCGAGCCCGGCACCCCGGCCCAGCCCGCACTGTTCCCCGCCCGCGACACGACCGAAGGAGCACCATGAGCGGTCCCAGCATTGCCGGGTCACTCCCGAAGGGCGATGCGAACGGCATCGGGCCCGCGGTCCGCATGCTCATCGACGAGCCCCACCGCTTCCACGTCATCCTGTCGATCATCGACTGCAAGAAGGTCACCACCGACAACGACACCGGCGAGGTCGTCCCCACCGCCCGGATCCGCCGGCTGGAGGTCGTGCTCCGCGATGACCTGCCCGTCGCCGAGCAGCTGATGCGCCGCGCCCTGGAGTCCCGCAACGGCCGCACCGTCCTCCCCCTCGACCTGGAAGACGACATGCGGCTCGCGTTCCAGCAGATTGACCCCAGGACCGGCGAGCGGCTCGACGGCGCGGACGATGAGGACGGCACCGATGGCGGCTGAGGTCGCGGCGGACGCCCGCCGCAAGATCGAGGACGCCATCTGCGGCCACGCCCAGATGCTCGCTCACGGCAGCGCGGAGACGCGGCAGGGCGCCCTCGACACCATCCTCGCCATCGCCGCGCCGCTGCTGGCCGCCCGGGCCGAGATCGACGCGCACCGCTGGTACGTCATCGTGCGGATCACCCTGCCGGACGGCAGCACCGCCGAGCGGGTCATCTACGACCCGGACCAGAGCGGCCTCGTGGTGTACGACAGCCGCGAGGCGTTCGAGGCGGTGCGCGATGCCTGACGAGCTGCACCCCATCCACCAGGCCTACGCCGACGCGCTGGGCGCCGGCGGCCCGGCCAGCATCCCGGTCGGTGACACCGTGCTGTGCGACGTCTGCGACACCGACCTCACCAGCGACCCGCGCAGCGGCGGGTACCTGTTCGGCTCCTACGGCTACGGGCCGTGCTGCGCAGACCGGAAGCTGGAGGCCATCCGGGGCTACGGCGAGGAGTGGAACATCCGCGCCCGCTGCCCTGAGGGCGTCAGCTTCGCCGACTGGATCCGCGGCATGCGCGGCCCGGACGCTGCCATCACGATCACGCCGGGATACCGGAAGTGAGCGGCGGCGACCCGGAGTTCATCGCCACGCGGGACGCCCCGCCGGCCGGCCCGCCGCCGTGCGGCCGGTGCGGCAGCCACCCCGCCACGATGCCCGGCTACGACCCGGCGCGCGGGAAGTTCTGCCGGGCCTGCGCCGACCGCTGCCATGAGGCCACCGACGCCTTCCACATCTGCCAGGTGTGCGCCGCGCCCGGGGAGCGGTACCCGTGACCGCCCCGCCGGCCGGCCCGCGCCCGCCGGTCACCATCACCGTGCACGGCACCCCCGCGCCGCAGGGGTCGAAGACAGCGCGGGCCTACGTCCCCAAGGGCGGCGGGAAGCCCCGCGTGTCCATGGCCGAGTCAGCCAAGGCAGGCGTCACGAACTGGCGGCAGGACGTCCGCAACGCCGCCGGGGAGGCCATGGGCTGGGGCGAGCACCCGCCCTACGACGGGCCGCTCGACGTCATCATCCACTTCACCGTCCGCCGGCCCGCCGGTGCCCCGAAGACCCGGCGCACGTGGCCGGACAAGCGGCCCGACATCGACAAATATGTCCGGTCCACTTTCGATGCCCTCACGGCCGCCGGGGTCTGGCACGACGACGCCCAGGCTGTCCGGCTCCTGGCCGTCAAGGACTACCCGGGCTGCACGACCGGGGGCCTCACCAGCCTCGCCGCGCCCGGCGCGGTCATCACCATCCGCCAGATCGCCTAGGAGGTAACCCCGTGCCCGCCGGACGCCCGCCCAAGCCCCTCAGCGCCGCTGAGGAGAACTGCCGCAAGTCCCCGTGCCCCGTGTGCCCCGCCCGGCCCGGCGAGGCGTGCAAGGAGCCCGGCACCGGCTACGCCCGCAAGCTCGTCCACTTCCCCCGCCGCGAGGCCGCCATCCGCGACGGCCACCACAACCCCTAGGAGGCACCACATGCCCATCCAGATCGAAACCATCAACGACCAGGTCGTCGGCGGCCACGGCGACGAGATCGTCATCCTCGCCCCGAAGCACCGCATGACCAGGGCCGAGGCGCTACGCCACGCCGCGTGGCTCGCCGCCATCGCTGACCCGGCAGGCGACGACTTCGCGGAGGTGCTCGCCGCCGTCAGGAGCACCTAGCCCCTAGCGTCCCCGGCCGCCCGCGCGCAGCAACGCCGGGCGGGCCGGGGGCATCCACCCCAGCCACCAGGGAAAGGCAGCACATTGATGAATCCCGGTTACCACCTGGCCCGCGTGCGCGACCTCATCGAGGAGTTCGAGCCGTCCCGCGAGCGGTCGCTGGCCGCCACCAAGCTCGACGAGATGGAGATGTGGCTGCTGCGGTGCAAGCCGACGCAGGAGGCGCTGGGACGCGACCAGGCGGCAGCGCCCCCGCCCGCCTAGACCGGCGCGGCACTGCCGCGCCCGCAAGCCCCGTCCTGGCGTGCCGCTGTCCCCCCGGAGGCCGCCAGGACGGGCCACACATCTGCACCCGTAGAAAGGCTCTACAGATGCTCAGCAAGAGGCTTCGTTATGAGGTGCTCAGACGAGACAATCACGCCTGCCGTTACTGCGGAGCAGCAGCGCCCGACGCGAAACTCACCGTCGACCACGTAATCCCCGTTTCGCTCGGAGGCGGTGACGAGCCATCGAACCTGGCTGCCGCGTGCATTGACTGCAATAGCGGGAAGACGTCCACCAGCCCGGATCAGCCGCTGGTCGAAGACGTGTCGGCCGACGCGCTCAGGTGGGCGAACGCCATCGCCCAGGCCGCCAACGCCCTCCTGCTGGACCATGACCGGCGCGTTGAGCACCGCGACCGGTTCCTCGCCGCCTGGTGCGACTGGACATGGGACTTCGGCACGAAGACGTTTGATCTGCCCGATACGTGGATGAACACAGTCGACACCATTGTCTCAGCCGGGCTGCCGATCGACATCCTGTGCGAGTGCATCGATATCGCCATGGGAAAGAAATGGATAAAGGACCCGTTCCGCTACATGTGCGGCATCGCATGGAGCAAGGTATCGCAGCTCAGGGACGCCGCGACCGCAATTGTCGCCGTCACCGAGCCGCCGATTCAGGACGCCGAGCGCGCCTGATGGTCTGGGTCCGCTTCGATGACCAGTACCCGATTCACCGGAAGGTGAGCGGCCTGTCGGACAGGGCGTTCCGGCTGCACACCACGGCCGTGTTCTGGTCGTCGCGCAACGGCACCGACGGGTTCATCGACGCTGACGACCTGGACGACGTGTGCCCGAAGGTGCGGCCTGCGCAGCGGTTCGCCGCTGAATGCGTGCAGCGCCGCGTGTGGCACCCGTCGGGCGAGACGTGCGCGTCGGCGAAGTGCCCGGCGCATGTGGATAACCGCCCTGCGGACAGTTCCGGGCCTGTGGATAACCGGCCCGGATGGGTCATTCATGACTACCTGGAGTACCAGCCGTCTGCACGGAAGGTGACGGAAGACCGGAAAGCGAAAGCAGAGCGTCAGCAGAGATGGCTTGAGAGTAAGCAGAGGCGCGGGAAAGACGCGTCTCAAGACGGTTCAGAAGACTCCACCCCGTCCCCGTCCCCGCCCCGCCCCGAAGGAAGCGGGGCGGGGAACGCCCCGAGGCATCGCGCGAACGGCCGAGCAAGCCCTCCGGGCTCGCCCGTCCTCGCGATGCAAAAACCGCCGTGGTGCGGGACGTGCGACGAGGACACACGCCTGACTGGCGACCCGCCAGCACGCTGCGCGAACTGCCATCCGCTCGTCGTGCTCAACCCACAGGAGAACCCATGACCGCCTGCTGCGGCCTCGACCCGCTCGTCTTCGGTCACGTCTGCCAGCCCGCGCCGCACGTGCTCCGCGCCGAGGAGATCGAGGCCCGGATCCACGCCCGCGTCCCGTCCGCCGGGCCGCCGGCCGCCCGGGCGGCGTTCCCCGGCGTCCCCGCCGGCGGCGTCACGCACGCCCGCCGCCGCTGGCTGCGCGCCATCACCACCGTCACCGGAGGCATGCCGTGACCCCGCCCGAGCGCATCCGGCTTTCCCGCCGCAAGGGATGGCGCAAGCCCGAAGGCGCCGTCAACGTGGCCCGTCCCACCCAGTGGGGCAACCCGTGGCGCGAGGGAACCACGAACTGGAGCATCCTGCCCGGCGGCTACATCGACCGCAGCGGCAGGGCGCTCACCCGCCAGGACGCCGTGGACAGCTACCGGAACTCCATCGAGCACGACCCGGAGCGGGTCGCCTACATCCGCGAGCAGCTGGGCGGCAAGACACTCGCGTGCTGGTGCCCGCTGCCAGCCGAAGGCGAGCCCGACATCTGCCACGCCGCGGTCCTGCTGGAGATCGCCAACGCAACCCCCGGAGGCACGCCGTGAGCGAGCCGACCCCCGCAGGCGAGCCGCTGACGCACTTCTTCCACTGCTGGCGGTCCCCGGCGCACCACGCTTGCGCCGTTGCCCTCATCGAGCGCCAGCAGGCGGATAACGACCACCTCCTGGTTGCCGCCGAGAACGCCCGCCGTCAAGTCCGCGAGCAGGTCCGCATGTCCGCAACCACCCCAGGAGGCACCGCATGACCAGCCCGTCAGCCACCCCCGTCCGCTCCGCCCAGGGCATCGACGTCAGCAATTTTCAGGGGCACTTCGCGTGGTCGGCCACGTCCGGCCTGTCGTTCGGCGTCCACCGCCTCACCCAGGGCCTGTCCGCCCCCGGCACCAACTCGCCGGACCCGACCGCGGTGTGGAACCACGCTGAGATCGCCAAGCGCGGCCTGCACCGCGGCGCCTACCATTTCCTGGACCCGCGGAAGTCCGGCGCGGCGCAGGCCGCCGTGTTCGTGGCCGCGTACCACGACCTCGGCCTGACCGCGCAGGACATGCTGTGGCTCGACAATGAGGTCTCGAACGGCGAGGCCCCGGGCGCTGTCGCCGCGTGCGCCCGCGCGTTCATGGCCGAGCTGGACAAGCTGGTGCCGCGCAACCCGCGCGGCGTGTACACGTTCCTCAGCTTCGCCGCCGGCGGGTACTGCGCGGGCCTGGACCGGTACGCCCTGTGGATCGCCCACCCCGCCGCTGCCGCGCCGGCACCGTCGCAGGTGAAGCCGTGGTCATCGTGGAAGTTCTGGCAGTACGGCATCCGCAACGGGGTGGACCGGGACGCGTTCAACGGCACCAGCGCCGACCTGGACGCGTGGATCCGCTCGTTCGCGCCGACGCCCGGGCCTGCCGGCCCGGTGGCGCACCTGACCGCCGGGCAGTCGTCGCTGGCCGGGCTGGCCCGCCAGCACGGCACGGACCCGTCGGTGATCGTGCGGCTGACGCTGGCGCACTCGCCCGGCGGCGTCCTGCCCGCCGGGGTGGCCGACTACGTGAACAGCGTGCTGACGGGGCACCTGGCGCCGACCGCGCCCATGCCGGCGGGGCTGCCGCTGTGGCTCCCGGGCAGCACGTCATGAGCGACACCGCGACGGTCGAGGTCCTGACCGCTGAGGTCCGCGTGCTGATGGTCGGCTCGCGGCAGGTCACGCTGAGCATCGCCAAGCAGCTTGACCGCGTGAGTCTGCGAAGGATGGAGCCGTTCGGACGAGTTCGCATTGGCGACGTGGACAACCTCGTCATCGGCCGGTCGCGAGAAGACGGATCGCTTGTCACGGCCCCGATCGTTTACCTGCGCGAACAGCCCATCATCAACGTGGAGGATCTCGACCCATCGGTCGAAGCGCGGCCGGTCGTGTGTAACAAGCAGATGACCGACCGAGACGGATATTTCCGCCTGAGCCTAGATGGCCGTTCCATAGCCCTGGAGGCCAAGGCTGCTACGCGATGCGGCCAGCACGGCTACATGGGCGATGAGTCCTGTGGCAGCTGGAACCACATGGGGCATGCGAGCAGCTTTCAGGCCGCGATAGATGAGCTGGACGCCACGCGCGCCATGTATGCGCGAGCTCGTGTCCTTCCGCTGATCGTGCTGGCCGGCCTCCGGTGACGTCGCTGCCGGAGGCGTGCGCTGACCTGGCCGCGTGGCTGCCCGCCGCCGCGCTCCTGCTCGCCGAGCCCGACGCCGGCGGCGCACGCGGCGGCGGCAAGCCCGGCAGCACCCCGCCGTGGAACGCGCAGGTCGCCAACGCGGTGTTCGACGCCAAGGCGCTCGTCCGCGACACCGAGCAGCTGTTCCGCCTCATCGTCACCGGCCGCTCAGGCGAGCAGCGCTCCTGGTCCGACGCGTCCACGGCGGAAGCGCTGAAAGCCATCGAGCGGCTGGCCGCCGCCGTCCCTGACTACTACGCCCGGCGCGCGGCCCGCGACCTCGACGGGTGCGTCACCGCGATCTTGCGCCTCACGCCCATCGACGAGGCCGAGCTGCCGCAGAAGTGGCAGTACGCGTGCCCGTATTGCCAGTTCGCGATGGTGCGCGTGTTCCCCCGCGCCGGCCGGATCGCGTGCCTGCGCGGCTACGCCGGCGGCTGCACGGACGCGGACGGCAACGCGCCGTGCGGTCAGGTCGGCAGGAGCCAGCTCGACGGGTCACCGCAGATCAGGTGGCAGGACGGGTTGGTGACATAACGCACCAGCTAGTCGCGGCAGGACAGGAGTGGCACGGCAGGCACCGGCTCGGCGCGGCCAGCACTGGCACGGCAGGCATGGCGTGGAGGGTCACGGCATCGCAAGGCCAGCCCTGGCAAGCAGGGGCACGGCAGGCGGGGCAACGCCTGGTGCGACGAGGCCCGGCGAGGCTTGACCGGGCGCGGCAGTCACGGCATGGAAGGCCGGGGCGCGATGTGGCCCGGCTCGGCACGGCCTGGCAGGCAATGCACTCCCTGGCGGAAACGGTCCGCCAGGGAGCACGGCACAACCAACCAAGGAGAAGGCTAGTGAGTGAGATCACGCTCAAGCGCATCGGCCGCGCGATGGCTCCCATCAAGATCAGCGGAACCGCGCCGCTGATCGTCAACAAGTTCAGCGCCAAGGCCCGGCAGATCATGCTGGACAAGCAGATGGGCCGGACCGTGCAGCGGCAGCCCAAGGCGCCCGAGGAGCTGTACCAGGCGTCGCTGTACCCGATGGGCGACGAGGTGTTCGGCTTCCCGGCCGTGGCGTTCAAGGCCGCGATCGTGGACGGTGCCCGCTACTTCAAGGGCTCGAAGATCACGATGACGGGCCTCAAGCAGATGATCTTCATCAAGGGTGAAGGCGCGGAGATGCTGGTCCGCCTGGAGGGCGTCCCGAAGATGCGCGAGGACACCGTCCGCAACGCCACCGGCGTGGCTGACATCCGGTTCCGGGGCGAGTTCTGGCCGTGGGCAGCGGTGCTGAACGTGGTGTACGTGCCGTCGATGATCGACGTGACCTCGATCCTGGCGCTGGTCGACGCGGCCGGGATGGGCGGCGTCGGTGAGTGGCGGCCCGCGTCGAAAGAATCGAAGACAGGCCAGTTCGGCACGTGGACCGTGCCTGACCAGGACGTGAAGGAGATCCTGCTGTGACCGCTGTCATCACCACCAAGACCGTGATCGAGCGCGAGCTGGCGGCGATCTGGGACGCGCGCGGCACGCTGACGCCCGGCGCGGTCGTCGAGGCCGCCCGCCCCGAGGATCACCCGCTGCACGGCCAGTTCGAGTGGGACGACGAGATCGCGGGCGCCGCGTACCGGTGCGCGCAGGCCGCTCAGCTCATCCGCTCGGTGAAGATCGTCCTGACCACGGAAAACGGCGACATCGAGGATCACAAGGTCCGCGCGTGGCTGCCGGCCCGGTACGCGGGCAGCGACGACGCGCCATCCGGCTCGTACGTGCCCACGGCGCAGATCGAGTCACCCTCCCAGCGCGAGGTGATGCTGCGGCAGATGCGCCGCGAGGCAGCCGCGTTCAAGCGGCGTTACGGGCACCTGGCCGCGTACTGGGAACTGCTGGACGAGCTGGCCGTCGGCCGGGACGAGGCCGCCAGCTGACCG